GTAGGGAAGGCCGGTACGGGAGATCCCGCGTACGAGCGACACGGTGGCCGGCGTACGCTTCGGGTGCTCCTTCAGGAATTCGGCCTCCTGGGCCTTCAGCTTCAGGACGAATCTCTCCAGGGCGGAAGCGTGAAACACGTTGTTCCGGAAGGGCTGCGCGGACTTCAAGAGCTCGCTCTCCACCGTCGAGACGTGGCCGTACGTGTAGACGGTCCGAAGGAAATATTTCTTCTCTTCCGCCATGGCTACAGCTCGATAAGCGCCGGCTTGACGGCGGTGACATAGTAGCCGCGACGGCGCAGCTCGGCCGCGAGGCTGACGTCAGGGATGGCCTGCATGGCAAGGGCGATGCTGGCCGCCGTGTCCGGATCGCTCACGGGGACGGAACCGGGCTCCTTCCCGTTCCTTGCGGCCGCTTCCCTGGCCTCGTCGGTCTCCTGGGCGCCGGGATTCTTGACGTAATTCAGGACCTCCTCCGGCTTGAGGACGCGCACGGGGGACTTCTTCATGAGGTCCTCGAGCGCGACGGCCGGAGCGTCCTCGACCTGCGGAACGGCCTGGAAGTGGCTGTTGACCATGTAGACGTTTCCCTCGTTGTCGCAGATGTAGCTGAGGGCTTCGATGGGCAGTCCCCACCGGTCGACGAAGGATTTCACTTCCTTCTCTTTCTTGGGATTGGGCATGATAACTTTGTTTAAATGGTTATGAAACGATGTTTGATGGCTGATAGGAGAGGAAGAAGGTCTGCGTCGGATCCGGCGCGGGCTTCCGGAGCCCTCCCTTCCGCTCGATGGACTCGAGCTTACGCACGAGGGTCTTCAGCTCGTCCACGGAGAGCTCGTAGAAGACCTTCCCGGCAATCTTCGGGGAAGACACGAAGGCGTTCACCTCCTCCCAGTTGTCGATGGTGCTGATGCCGAGACGGCCGATGCGAAGGAGGGCCGAAGACCTCCAGCGGCGCAGCTCCTCCCTGGACGGAGCCATGGACTCCTCCAGCGCGGAGAGCATCTCGTTGTACTCCGGGTTGCTCATCTCGGTCAGATGAGTCGTGCGCCCGTCCGTGAACTGCAGGACGAGCTCGTCCTTGTCGATGCTAGGACGCTGCTTGAGCAGCGCGTAGAACTTGGTGTAGTTTCTCTTTGCCATGGTCAGTTTCTGTCTAATTCTTCGAGGGCCTTCTTCTCGGGCCCGGTAAGCCCTCCTGGGAACATCGCCTTGAATGCTCCGTCCGGAGTGTCGAACACGATGCCGTACTTGTCGCGGTACGCCTCCTGGAGGCCGTCCGCCTCGATCTCACGCTTCGCCTCTGCAGGCGTCAGCTCTTTCCAGTGGAAGGATATCCTTCCGCCGTCGGAAGGGACGGCGCACACACGCCCCCACTCCGGGACTACGGTGTTCGTCACCCTCTCCTTGATCTTGCTCTTTATGATAACGCTCGCAATCATAGTTCAGTCTGTTTTCCCTGCCAGTACGTGTCGGCGGCCTCCTGCCACACGATGTACTTGGCCGTCTCTCCGATGAAGCGCCCCTTCGAGAAGGCGACGTGTCCTTCCACCCACACCTTCAGGTCGGCGTCGAACATCATCCTCTTGGCCGGGCGTCCTTCCGGCTGCTTGCCGTCAGTCTGCGAGACGAGGACGAAGAGCTTCCGGGGGAAGCGCTCCCTGAGCATCCGGTAGTCCTTCCAGGAGAGTCCCATCACCTGGACGGAGTCCATGATGACGAACTCCGGGCTCTTCGGTTTCGAAAGACGCTCCGTCAGGGACTCCACGTCCTCGCGGTCGACCACCTGGAACCTCGCGCCGAACTCGTCCATCCGGTACCGCCGGATCGTGTTCTGGAAGCTCAGCCCGTAGCCCTCCTCGCGGGAGATGTACAGAACCCTCCCCTGGGCGGCGAGCATCCGGGCGAACGACATCACGGCCGAGCTCTTGCCGTTGCCGGAGTTTCCCCAGAAGAAGACCGAGCCGTGGCGGGATATCTCACCGCCAAGGCACGGCTCCCACTCCGGGGACACCTCCAGCGTCCGGTTCACGACCTCGAGGGCCCGCTTCGCCGATATCGACTGCTTCATTCCGCCCCCTCCTGGCCGCTGAACAGATCCATCTTGCGGAGCTCCGTCCGCACCACGCTCTTGACGCGGCGGAGGTCGTTTCCGTACCGTCCGCCCTCGTTCTTGACGCGGGCGATTCCGTCGCGGGCCTGCAGGCCGTTCGCGAGGCAGATCTGCTCGACCTCGGCGGCGCTCACGGGCGTGAGGTCCACGTAGGAACGGCAGATGCGGCTCTCGAGCTCGTCGTAACCCTTCTTGCCCTTCTCGACGCCGCGGCGGATGCGCTGGCGGATGTAGTTGGTGGACAGGAAGACGATGCCGGCGCGGTCCTCGAGCGCGTTGTAGATGGAGATGAAGTAGTACATGACGCTGTCGGGAAGCTTGTCAGCCTCGTCGAAGACCAGAAGCGGCTGCTGCAGGGTGACGAGGTGGCGGAGGATCTCCCCGAAGGCGGAGCGGACCGTCAGGCCGCCGGTGCGGACACCCACGAGGGAGGCCAGCTCCTGGACGAAGTCCGTCTTGCTCATGTCGCTGCTGCAGGTGAGCCGGAAGACGTTCCGGTTGAGCGCAGCGTAGCTGCCGGCGGCCGTGCTCTTGCCGATGCCGGCCGGGGCGGCTATCCACATCACGCGGCTCTCTTCCTGGGCGATGCGGAGATACAGGGTCATGTCCTGATAGGCGCGGGTCGCGTAGATCTGCCAGCCGTCGTTGCGGGCCAGCTGCGCCTCCAGGCGGAGCCACATCTTCTCGCCGATGAGATTCCACTTGCCGGCGAGGATGTTGGACACCGTCGCCGAACTGACGTCCTTGAGGGACGCCGCCGCCATGTTGAGGGACGGGTAACGCTGGACGTACCGGGCCAGCCGGTCGCGCGTCTTCTGCTTTTGCTCTTCGTTGTACATAATGCTTGTGTTTATGTGTGTGTTTTACTGGTATTCTAAAGCCGGTCAAGCGCAGACATCGGGTCGTAGTCGCTTCCTCCCCGGACCACGTAGGAATCGGCCTTTTCCTGCCCTCCCAGGGACTCCGGATAGATGTCCGGGGATTCCTCCTCCAGGGACGATACGGCCTTGTTCACGAGGCGCTCGTAGCTCTTCTTGGACTCGTTCAGGCCGGACAGGCCGGGGTCGCGGAGGCCGTTCTGGTCGGGAGCGAGCCCGTACTTCCGGAGCAGCGCGTCCGTCTCCATGTGGCGGGCGATCCGGTCCACCTTGTCCTGCTCGTCCTGCTGACGGATGAAGCTGCGCTCCTCGGCGGTCTGGTCCTGCAGGGCGCGATGGATCCGTGCGTATTCGCCGGCCATCGTCTCGAAGCGGTAGCCGTAGCGCGGGTCGTAGGTGTAGAGCTTTACGGCGCTCATGTCGTGCGGGTCGTACGCCACGTAGAACTCGCGTCCGGTGTTGCGTCCGCGCCACGCCAGATCCGGGCGCCCGGACGCATCGAACGGCTCGTACTGGTACTCCCGGCCTTCCACCTGGAAGACGATGCCGTAGGCCGTGAAGGTGGACGGCTTCGGCTTCATGATCCAGAAGAGATCCTGAAGGGAAGCTTCGTCGAGCGCGACGCTCTCGGGGTTGGTGCCGCCCATGTAGACCTCCAGGCGGGACTTGCCCTCGAAGGAACGCTGGTCCGGATGAAGGCCGTTGTTCCAGGCCTCCCGGGCTTCCAGGTACATGCGCTTGACCTCGTCGCGGGTTGGAAGCTCGTCCACGTTCGCCTGTACGAGCTCGCGGTTGATCCTGGCGGCCTCGCCCTTGGCGGTTATGTTGCCGCCGGTGTAGTTCCAGTTCTGATGCAGGTACTGCTGCTGCAGGCGGCCGAAGACGGACTCGATGGTCTTCGCCGGCGCCCGGTGCGGTGCGGTGTTCCGGAAGCACTTGGCAACCTTGGACAGCCATGCCTGGGCGTCCGCCCGCTTGGTGCCTCCCTGGTTGTCGCCTACCAGCTCGACGGGCTTGTGCCCGGCGAAGGAGAGCGCGTTGCAGACGGCCTCGTAGATGACCGGGAAGGACTCGTTGCCCGTGTGGAAGGCGCAGCCAAGGAAGACCTCGCTGGCCGCGTCGATGACCTCGTACACGTTCATCGTGGCCATCCGGTACTTGCCGTCCACGTATTCTTTGAAGAAGAGGTTGAGCTTCGTGCCGTCCATGTACCAAAGGGAATCCCGGAGGACGGGGAGGACGGTCGAATGCTGGCGGCCGTAGATTGCCCGCGCGGCGGTGTCTCCGATGACGGACGCCTTCCAGCGGGGGGCCACTTCCGGACGCTCGAGATAGGCCGTGATGGTGGCCACGGACTTGACGGGCTTGAAGCCCATGCGCTCGGCGTCCGCGTTGAACTTGGTGAAGATCTGCGCGTTCGTCCTGACGGGGACCCGGCAGCACTTGAGCGCGACGATGTAGTCGCCGGCCTCCGGAGTGATCTTCGTGGAATTGTTGTTTCCTAGGTGCCCGGAGACGAGGCAGGCGTAGCCCATCGCGCGGTACTCGCGCATCTTCGAGCGGAGCTTCTGTTCGCTGGCGGGAAGGGTGTGCCCGTAAAGCTCGCGGAGAGTGGCGGACTCCTCGTAGATGGCCTCCCAGTTCACCGGCGTGGAGTTGCCCAGCTTACGGCGCTCCAGGCGCTGGCCCTCCTCCATGGAAAGCAGCTGCTGCAGGACGGCCGCATTCAGGGCGAACTTCTCGATGTGCGTCTCCTTCAGATGTGTCCCGTCGGGGAAGACGTAGTTCTCGAACCATGCGCGGGCGGCCGGATCCACGCGCAGCTCCCGCTTCTCTTTCTCTTCCTGTTGTCTCATGAGGTCAAAGGGGTCTCCGTAGATTGCGACGAAACGCTCCCGGTACTTGGTCGGAAGCATCCGGAAGTCCAACTCCGCATGACGGCCGGGACCCTTGCCGCTACGGACGACCAGGCCGGGAATGCGTTGGCCGAGTTTACGATAACACTCCAGCGACATCACCGACTCAGAAGACCCTTCAGGGACTTGTGTAAGCTCCTGAAAGGTCACTAAGATGGTATCTCCAAACTTTTTCATCTGGGTCCCGGCGGCAGGGTCAGCCGCCGCCGGAACTGAACTTAACACTGATAGATACTCAAGATGCGCCTCACGGCGTCGGGGTCTGGGCGGAGGGGGGGGGGAGCGAACCCCCCAATGTCTTAGGGCCTCTGGCATTTTGTTGCGGCTTGATGACTATCCGTTTAGCATCCTATCCCCTCCGTAAGACCAGGGCGGGCTTGATACCGCCCTGGAAACTAACAATAAACGGTACTATGCGCCTCACGGCGTCGGGGATTCACCTCCAGTGGGAGGCGTATAGAAGTGGCCCTTTTCCGCACTCGCGGAGATGGAGGCGAAACGAGCCCTTTCTTCGGACATTTTCTGGACAGAGTTCCGAAGGTCGTAGAGGACGATCTTCTCGAAGTTGTTGCCCGCCTCGTCCTGGCGGCGGACGATGGCCTCGTCCAGGCGGGTAATGGCGCGTTCAAGGGCGCCCAGTTCGTTCGCGAAGCTGATTTGCATGGCTCCTCCCTATTTGGTGGCTTTCTCGAGCCTCTTGGAGGCGTAGCCGCACACGGAAGCCACGGCGAGGCAGATGATGGTCCAGCTGGTGAGGCTTCCGTCGGGGCCTTCCACGCAGCCGGCGAAGATCGCGATGACGCAGATCGCGCCGAGGATGTTGCTGATGGTGCGTTTCATGGTCTAAGCTTCTGCTGCGTGAAGGATGTTCTTGGTGATGACGACGCGGCGGGCGCCGATAAAGACTTCGTGCTGGATGTGCTGCACGTGATGGATCATCTGGCCGAACGTGCGAGGGCGAGAGGGTTGCATGTCGATGCGCTGCGCCTCGCGGGCGGCGCTCTGCGTCTTCGCGTGGCTCTTTCCAAACCAGCTGCTACGGTTGGCCTTCTTGGCCTTGGTGTGGATTTGTTTCATAATATTGCTATATTTGAAAGTAACTATACGTTATCATCATGGTTAACGATAATTTCTACGCATTTTACTGCTCTTACCAGGTGAGGGCAACCAGCAACGTCCAGGCGATGTTTAACAGTCGCGAGACCCTCTCCAGATGCGACGACTTCGTAGAATCCGAAGAAAGTCACTGTGGATACAGATTCCATATAAGAGACGAGGTCAGAAACGGGTTTGTTACTGTACGCATCACTTTCTACATGAGAACAGACATCCCCGATCTTGCTGAGCAGATCCTTCGTCTTCTGATCTTCATCAAGCAGGACGGCTTCAAGCTTGAGAAGTTGTCCGTCGCTAGGGATAGCGAGCTTTAAAGTGCACCTTTTCATAGGTCTTATTCGCTGATGACTCGCTGGGCAGCGATATGCTGGGCCTCCTGGGTGAGGAGGTTCCACTGGGACATGTGTACGGGGCTGTCGACGCGGCGGATCACTTCGTCCCCGATGGTGATCACGGCCTTGCCGGTTTCACTGTCGATGGTGAGGACCACCCCGTTGGAAAAGGTCTGACGGATCTGTCCCTCCAGGTATTCGGTACGGCATTCCGGAACGAACTCCGGATCCATGTACCGGCCACCAAGTTCGATCGCACGTTCACGGATCCTCTTTGCGACTTCGCCGTTGCGGCGGTAGTAAATGGCGTCGTAGATGTAGCTGTCGCTGACGCCGAGCTCCTCTGCCAGCTTTTTCCTGGCGTGAGCTGTGAGCTGAATGTGTCGTTTCATCATGGTATGCGTTTGTTTTTGTGTGTTTTCTTTTGCACCTTTGCAATCGTGCGGTATAATACGCACTGCAAATATAAAGCAATGCTTTGAAATATCAAAGGCATTGCATAAAAAATATTTGAAATTTGTATGGGGGTAAAAGAGAGACTAATAGAGTTTTTGATCCATGAAGGAATATCAAAAACCGAATTTGGCAGGAAAATAGGCGTTTCAAGCGCTTATGTCTCGTCTATTCGTAGGTCGATAGACAAAGAGAAGGTTAAAAGCATCGCCTTGAATTTTCCAGACTTGAATATAGATTGGCTATTGTACGGAGACGGGGAAATGCTCCGATCGAATCATCCTCATTTTATATTTGACGTCGAGAATAAGGATGGAACTCAGAAGATTCCTATTTATGATCTTGTCGCCACGGGAGGAATTGTTTCCGTTTTCCAGGACCAAGATGCTGAGCCGGCGAATTATCTTTCACTCCCGGGCCTCCCTCCTGTCGACGGGGCGGTTTACATCAGAGGCGACTCCATGGCTCCACTGATAAAAAGTGGAGACATCATCATCTATAAAAGGGTGAGCTTGTCGGAGGATAGCATCATGTGGGGACAGATTTACCTACTCTCCTACACATTTGATCAGGACAGTTATACGGCCGTCAAGTATCTGCGCAGATCCGAGCGACCTGGGCACATCCGTCTGGCTTCAGAAAACCCTAATTTTGACCCGCAGGATATTCCAAGCTCATCCATCACGTCGCTCGCAATCGTGAAGGCTAGCATCACATTCCATACGATCGAGTAAGGCTATTATTACAGTTGACCCCTCGGATGTGTCTCTCGACAGGTCCGAGGGGTACTGCATTATGTTCATTTAACCTTTCTCAGATGCAAAAGTAAGCATTAAATTGATTTCCCACGCACTTTTCTATCAAAAACGACCATAAAAACGCCATTTGAACGGCCTGGAAACATGTTTTTCAGCGAAAATGAATGGTAATAGAGGGTGCGAATAGGCTGTTTTTTAGGAAAAAATAGCACTTTTTTAGGCATTAAACCCACCTCTATCGGCTATTTTTTTCTCAAATTTGTCCACCTATTTGTCCACCTTTGACGTACTTTTTGTTTTTAATTTGTCCACCTATTTGTCCACCTATTTGTCCATCTTTTCGCTTTTTGGGCCTGTTTTCGTC